TTTCATAGTTATTATAATATATATTAGGAAAAGAATGATATTTCAACCGGTTTTTTCTATTCCTAATATATATATAATGGCACCATCTAAACAAACTAAAACTGCTAAAAATAAAACTGCTAAAAATACAAAGGTAAAAACCAATCCCAAAAAGGGGTCTAAGACCAAGACCAAGACCAAGACCAAGAAAACAACAAATACACAAAATGCAAATAAAAACGCAATTGTTCTCGTGTATGCGGATTGGTGTCCTCATTGCCAAACAATGAAGCCCGAATGGAATGAAATGAAAAATAGATTAGGTGCGAATATTGAAACAATCGAAATTGAAGATTCTGATTTTGATAAAGATACGAAGATTAGAGAACTTGAAGACCGTAAATTAAAGGGAGAACATCTTGAAATTTTTGGATACCCAACAATGTTTAAAATACAGAATGGTCGTGCTGATTACTATGGTGGAAATAGAACTGCGGATGCTATGACTGAATGGGCCAAATCTCGTGTTGGTGGATATATTAAATCTAAAGTTAGAACAACTAATAGAAGCATCACGTCTAAACGCTAGTTCATTTTACAATATACTTATTTTCATATATTGTAAAATTGATTTCAGAAGAAATAAACATTCTAAGTAAAAAATCTAAAACCAACAGGTATATATTATTAGGTGCTATAAGTAATAATGTCGTCAAAAGTAGTGAAAAAGATGGGTATTCGAAAATCGTTTCGTTTATTCGACTTCAATGTTTATGACGAAGAAAAAGTCGTAGCTGCTGATGATGATGATAGTGATGGTTCAAATGAGAATAATTATAGACAAATGAAGGATGAAAAATCGTTCATCATTCAAATGTTCGGTGTAAACGAAAAAGGAGAAACTTGTTGTTTATATGTGGAAGATTACACCCCCTTCTTCTTTGTAAAGGTAGGTGATAATTGGACGGAATATGATAAACGTTGTTTTGTGGATGAGTTGAAGAAAAAAGTAGGAAAGATGTTCCAAGACTCTATTATATCGGCAACCCTAGTAGATCATCATAAGCTATATGGATTTTCTGGAGGTGGAAAGCATAAATTTATAAAATTGGTTTTCAAAAACACAACCAGTATGAATAAAACCAAAAATCTATGGTTTGATTATATTGTCGATAAGCGAACTGGTGAAAATATTCGTAAACGCACAAACTTGGTGTCTAAGAAGATAGAGATTGAATTATATGAAAGCAACATCCCCCCTTTATTGAGATATTTCCACGTCAACTCAATAAGCCCATCTGGGTGGGTTTCATTTAACACATCACGTATGATAAAGCCATCGGTTTCTACTACTACATGTAAGTATGAATATAAATGTTCGTTAAAGGATATAACACCTATGCCAGAAAAAGAGACACGTGTCCCATTTAAGATATGTAGTTTTGATATTGAAGCAAGTAGTTCTCACGGTGACTTTCCTATCCCAGTTAAAACATACAAACGATTTTCTGCGAACTTAGTTGACGCGTTTCTACAACAATTACGGTTTTTAGATAAGACGAATAGCATAGTATTATTGCAAAAATGTATAATGGCTGCTTTTGGATTTAGTAAGTTTGATGATATTGATTTGGTTTATCCAAAGTCAAAGGTTACAATAAACTATATCCAAGATAAGATTGATGCCCTTTCAAAAATCCCTATAGAGAAAGCAATGGACGACCTTTCAACCGATGAAAGTTCAAAAATACTTCAAATTGACCGCATATTTGATAAAATAAACCAAGATTATCAAACACAAGGAGCAGGGGGAGACAGCGATGAGATGTTACAAACCGACAATGGCGAAGGTGGTGGTTACACATATAAACATTACGAAAAGAAAGTAAAAGCAAATAAAAAATTTACTATTATAGACGTACTACTTAGTGATAAATATGACCGTGAAGAAAAAATTCAAATGTCTAACGAAGTAATCACATTAATGTTTCCACCACTTGAAGGTGATAAAGTGACATTTATCGGGTCTACGTTTCTTAAATATGGCGAAACTGAACCATATATGAATCATTGTGTTGTTCTAGGTTCGTGTGATGATGTGGATGGTGCTATTATTGAAACCGCAAAGACAGAGAAAGACGTATTGTTACAATGGGCAAATCTAATTCGAAATGAAAATCCAGATATTATGATTGGATACAACATATTTGGGTTTGATTACGAGTTCTTGTTTCGCAGAGCACAGGAGAATAAATGTGAGCGTGACTTCTTAAAATTATCGCGCAAAATCAATGAAATGTGTGCGAAGGAAGATAGAAATACCAGAGAATTGAATATTGAGAACACCAAAATGCAAATCGCAAGTGGAGATTACGATTTGAGGTATTTCAAAATGACAGGTAGATTACAAATCGATATGTATGCGTATTTCAGACGTGATTTTAATTTGGGTTCATATAAACTTGATGATGTTGCCGGACAATATATTAGCGATAGTATCAAAAAAGTAGTATGTTGTTCCCATCCAGAATATGGCGATATTACCGAACTCTATAGTAAGAACTTGGCAGGTCTACATAAAAATGATTTTATTCATATTGAATTTAGTGGGGTCACTACAAATTACTACAAAAATGGACAGAAGTTCAAGGTTTTGGATATTGACTTTGGAAGAGAAGTTACTGATAACGACCAAACTAACAAATTTAATGTTATTATGATAGCTAATCACGAACGCGAAATCGAAAATAATAAATCACTTAAATGGGGGACAGCTAAAGATGATGTAACACCCCAAGATATTTTCAGATTAGCAAACGGTTCATCGAGTGACAGAGCAATCGTTGCGAAGTATTGTATTCAAGATTGTAATCTAGTCCATCATCTAATGAATAAAATAGATGTTATTACTGGATATACAGAGATGGCTAGCATTTGTAGTGTTCCTATCAACTTCTTAATATTCAGAGGACAAGGTATCAAGCTTACTAGTTACGTTGCTAAAAAATGTCGTGAAAAGGACACACTTATGCCTGATTTGGAAAAGACATACAAGGAAGAAGGGTATGAAGGTGCGATTGTTCTTCCACCAAAATGTTCGATGTATATGGATAACCCAGTAGCGTGTGTAGATTATTCTTCATTGTATCCATCTTCAATGATTAGTCAGAATTATTCTCACGATAGTAAGGTATGGACGAAGACGTATGATTTGGATGATAATTTAATACACATTACTGGCGACCGTGATAAAAATGGTAATTTCATATACGACAATTTACCAAATTATCAATATATTGATATTGACTATGATAATTACGAGTATTTAAGAAATCCAAAAAATCCATTATCGCGAAAAGTAAAGACGAAAGTAGGGCGTATGACGTGTAGGTGGGCTCAGTTACCAGATAATCAAAAGTCGATTATGCCTTCTATCTTGGAAGAGTTATTAAAGGCCAGAAAGGACACCCGCAAAATGATAAAGACAGAGACTGACCCGTTTATACAGAATATCCTTGATAAAAGACAACTTGGATATAAAGTAACGGCGAATTCATTATATGGACAGTGTGGGGCAAGAACATCTACATTTTATGAAAAAGATGTCGCTGCGTCTACAACAGCAACCGGACGTATGATGATTATGTATGCTAGAAGAATGATTGAAGAGATTTATGGAGACTTGGTGTATGATACCAAATGTCACGGTCCGATGAGATGCCGCGCTGAATACATTTATGGCGATACAGACTCAGTATTTTACACATTAAATCTGGAACACCCAGAAACAGGGGAAAAAATTCGTGGAAAAAAGGCTCTTGAGGGCACAATTGAAATATCAAAGGATATTGAAGTTGTATGTAGTAATTATCTAAAAGCACCTATGTTTTTAGAGTATGAGAAGACACTTATGCCTTTCATCTTGCTTTCTAAAAAGAGATACGTTGGTATATTATATGAAGATGACCCAAATAAAGGTTACTTGAAATATATGGGATTATCTATTAAACGTCGCGACTCGTGTGACTATTTAAAGGATGTGTATGGAGACATATTAAATATCCTTATGAAAGATAATAAGGTAGAAGATGCGATTAATTATTTAGAAACGGCTTTACAAAATTTAGTTGATGGTAATGTCAGTATGGATAAACTCATGATTACAAAAGCACTTAAGGGATATTATAAAAATCCAAATCAAATAGGTCATAATGTATTGGCAAATCGTATAGGACAGCGTGACCCGGGAAATAAACCAAAACCGGGAGACAGAATGAAATTTGTATTTGTTGTAAATGACAAACCGAAAGCGTTGATGGGAGATAAAATAGAAACTCCTGAATTTATCGTAAATAATAAATTACAGATTGATTATACTCACTACATTACCAATCAGTTAATGAAACCACTTCAACAATTATTTGGATTGGCATTAGAACAAATCTGGACTATGCAAAATAAACAGTCCGCAATCAAGACATTTAATAAAGATCTACAAAAATTAGAAGCAGAAGGGCACGACTTAGAAACATTTATGAAAAAGAAAGAAAAATTATGTAGTGCGAAGATCAAAATTCTATTATTTGATAAAGTTCTTAGCAAAATATACAATACAAAAAATAGGATTCAAACCTTAGATACATTCTTTACTAGACCAAATTAGTTAGTGTATATGTTATACTATGTAAAAATGCGATATATCCATTATATATCGCATTTTTTATTCTATAGGTCGTCGTCTTCATCATATTCATTCTCATATGTGCTTGTTATTGTGATTGGTATATCAAACCGAAACATTGGATTTTGTGATAGGTCGCTAGTGCTAGTTTGTAGTTGTTCTCTCCACGCCTGAGTCAACAAATTTGTGAGTTCGCTTGTTATCTGGTTTGTTATTTCTGCTTCAGTTTCATCTATACTTGTATTTGACACGTCAGTGACATTATTAGATGTATCAGTGACATTATTAGTATATTCACGTATGTCATATCTACAAACGGGACACCTAACATTTAATCTAAACCAATTATTTATGGCGTCTTCGCGAAATATATGTTCGCAATAACGTATTCGTGAAATGCGGTCACCTACCGCAAATTCTTCCATTGTAATAGGGCATCTACTTGTTGGTTGCGTTATATTTTCATTATAGACAAATACCTCTACCGCATTGTCTATTTCACGTTGTGTTGGTGAAACTATCACATCTTCATAACGACGCGTTCCAGTATTTATAGGGAATGTAAAAATATTTGAAAATAATGATTCAGGAGAACTAAATGTCATAGATTGAGTAGTTCCTTGTGTAGTTTGGGTTTCAGTGGGCGTATTACGTCGCATATTAGTATTTCTTGAACGAACTGGTCGGATAGGCGTGCTGGGGGGTGTGGTTTCGGTTGGAAACAAATTTCGAGGTTCGTTCAATAACTGTGTGTGTGTTGTACGAATATCGTGTCTATAATCATTTATCGTTGATAAAAATGAGGTTATATTTTGATTGTATGTATTTATATTTGTGTTATAACCAATCATCACATCGCGCATAGTTTGAGTTAAATTACGATACATATATGTTATATCATTAATCGAACGCTGAGTGTTTTCTAAACGATTGGTAGGTATACGAGGGAATTGTGTAGAATCAAATTGATTACTATCCATATTAATTATATTTATAATAAACGGTGTAAAGGAATGTCTATATACCTTTTATTATAATGGATTTAACTAAATATAAAGACAATGGAATAACTGGTATGGAAAATTTGGGAAATACTTGCTTTTTAAATTCGTGTATGCAAATGATAAATCATACATATGAATTAAATGAGTTTTTTGATTCAAGTAAATATACAGAATATCTAAAAACCGACTTAATTGAAAGTGAAGCCACACTAGCGTGGAATGAATTACGTAAAGTAATGTGGACTGGAAATGGGGTAGTCACACCAAAGAAATTTATCCATGTTATGCACGGACTTGCAAATAAGAAAGGAAAAGAGCTATTTACAGATTATACCCAAAATGATATGCCTGAATTTTTTATGTTTATTATAGAGTGTATGCATACTAGTATTTCACGTCGAGTTAACATGAAAATATCTGGTAATGTTGCTAATACTACTGATAAACTGGCGGTAGAATGTTATAAATTGCTTCAGGATTTATACAGTAAGGAATATTCTGAAATTGTTGACCTATATTATGGAATATATGTAAATCAAATAACAGATATGGATGGTAAGAAATCACTTGTTTTAAAACCAGAATCCTATTTTATATTAGATTTACCGATGATTGAAGGAAATATAGTAAAAACATCATTATATGACTGCCTCAACCTATTTGTAAAACCAGATATTCTACAAGGAGATAACGCATGGTTTAATGAAGAAACTAACGAAAAGCAAGATGTTAAAAAAAATGTTGTTTTCTGGAACTTTCCAAAAATATTAGTTATTGTTTTGAAAAGATTTACCCCTGATGGGCGACGTAAAATAAATACCAAAATAGACTTTCCGGTTGATAGTCTTGACTTATCTAAGTATGTACTTGGATATAATACCAAATCATACATATATGATCTATATGGTGTATGTAATCACAATGGAGGCACAAATGGAGGGCACTATACTGCATTTGTAAAACACGCAAGTAATAAATGGATCCATTTCAATGACAATGTAATCGAACACGTCGAAGACCCTTCCAAAGTAGTTACATCTATGGCATATTGTCTATTCTATCGTAAAAAAAATAACTAAATATAATATAAAACATGTTCGGTAATAATAATAAAAATCCATTAACAGATTTAAGAGAAATGTATACGAATCAGGATGAAAATGCCGATAATACCGTCCCTACGAATACTCCAGAAGAACCTATTGATACTCCAGAAGAACCTATTGATACACCAGAAGAACCCATTGATACTCCAGAAGAACCTATTGATACTCCTTCCGAAACCGCCGATATTACAGAACAGACTGAATCCACTCAAGTAAAAGATATTGCGAACCAGTATCTTACTTCATCAAATATGTTCTTGTTAATATGGTTTTTAGCAATCTACATTGTAGTATATTATATTTTAGGAACGTTTTTTAACAAAGGAAAAGAACCTGCTGAATTCCAACAGAATTTAGGTAGAACACTCGATTTCATATTCTTTGTAAGTGTTTTCATCTTTGCTGGTTCATATTATACGTCCAAATCACAACAACAAGTTACGGATGATATGGTTGTTCTATATGATAATATATTACTGTTTTTAGAAGATTCGAATAATCTCGTTACCATCCCATTATTCATTGTTTCTCTTTACATTGTTCTTTATCTATTCAGACTTCCTATGTCTTCTTCTACAAAACCGTTCTTTATTGCGTTTATAGAAGGTACTGCGTGGATTAGTTTATTATTAAATGCAATTGTGATATTTATACAGAAAACGTTTGACATTAATATTCTTGATTATTTGAGAACATTGAAAGCAGAAAAGCAAGAAGAAAAAGACGAGGAAGGATCCGAAAAATTACCAATAATTGATGATGAAGTATTTAATGTGTCTAATAATAAATATTCATATGAAGACGCACAAGCAGTATGTGGTTCATATGGTGCAAAATTAGCTACATACGACCAGATTGAAGCAGCATATAACAATGGTGCTGAATGGTGCAATTATGGTTGGTCTGACGGACAAATGGCATTCTTCCCTACTCAGAAAGGAACTTGGGATAAATTACAAAAATTTCCTAAGAAAAAGAATAACTGTGGTCGTCCAGGTGTAAATGGAGGTTATATTGACAATCCATATGTCAAGTTTGGTGTAAACTGTTACGGTAAAAAACCAACACCAACTGAAAATGATAGAAAACGATTTGAAACTCAACAATCACACCCAATTCCTCTTACTGCTGAGGACAAGGAATTACAAGAAAAAATAGAATATTGGAAAAAGAACCCTGAAAAATTACAATTAAATTCTTTCAATAATAATAACTGGTCTCGCTATTAGAAACATCGTTCCGTAATATTATCTAAATTATTATGAAATTATAATTTAGATATGATATACCCTAATATAATACAATATTTATATGAAAGCCCTGTAAAATGGATTTTACTATTTTTACATTGGGTAATGTTCTCATTACCTCTAATTATTACTCTTATGACAAATGATTTATCTATTTTAGTAATGATAAACATGCTATTATTTATGATAGTAACAATTAATATTATATATAAAGATTGTCCTGTAACCATTATAGAATCTTTCTATTTAGAGGATAATATGATAAACACAATAACATCACCATATACACCAACATACAGTAAATTAACAACGAGTGACAAAACCCTTCAATGTTTATTTATAGGTATAATGATAGTTACAAGTAAAATATTATTGGTATTAGCGAAACATACATTTATAGAATATATCGGTAGTTGATATAGAATATACTCATAATGAATAACGATAATAACGATAATAAATATTATACACAAGATACATTGATTCATAATTATACCAAATATTTACACGTAAATATGCCTATCATTCTCTTTAGTTTTATTATTAGTATAATTATTGATTATTACACATTAAATGATTACTCCATATCAGCTATTACATTTATTACAGTTACATTATGGACGTATTTTATACATAGATTATTTCATATATATCCAGATACATTTGGATATTTTCACCAAACACACCATACCGAGAACAATGGTATACTTCATTTCATAACTGAAAATATTTTTAATTTTTTTACCATAGGAGGTGCTATATTATTGTTCCCATTGGTATATATTAAGAGTTACTTCAATATCACATTATTAAATCATTACGTTATACTTATTTGGAGTTTGGTCTACAGTTCATATCATTCTTTTAATTATCATATATTTGAGACGAATGATATCCACAGAGAACATCACGAATCGTTATACTATAATTATGGTCCAGAATGGGTTGATATAATATTTGATACGAAACAGGATGAAAGTGACATTGAAAATATGAATAGTGGTATATTCAATGTTATTATTGTATCTACAGTAGTGTTGTTATTGAAAGACACGAAATACGACATATTATCAGACGTATATTGCATATCTAATTAGAGCTTCTTATTTTTTCTTGTCTTTTTATTTCCAGTATTATGTTTTACTTTACCAAATAACTCATTAAACAAATTATCATTCAGTATTTCATTATTATTTATCATTTTTATATTTGATAATTGAGAACATCCACCCATAATTGATATTGGGTCTACTGCTAATCCAATTGGAACTACTAACCCATCAAACCGAGATGTTCCTATATGATTAGAACCTCCTAACATTGAATGACTGGTATTTTCTGCGGTTATTAAATCATTTATAGGATACCCTCCAACTACATTCTCACCAGTAATATCTTTTCTGAATATATAATTTTGAAAATCAGATGTGTCTATGTTAAACATTCTATATAATAATAGCTATATTTATAATTTTGCGGTAACACGCTTAATATCTTGCGATACATTGATTTCTCTGTTATCTTTCAAATACTTGAGTATATATTCCACGTGAGTTTTATCTTTTATAATTTCATTTAAACACCTTTCTACATATGTAAATGTTAATGGCTTATAATCTTTCTTGTCATACATACGAAGTTCTCCATTGCTAATACCGATATTTGATGTTATATTGTTACTCTTCATATAATTGCATATATCAGTAGTAATAGTTGATTTTAATTCTCGTATTTGTTTCGTCTTCTCGTTTATAATTTGTATTTTTTGGTCTAAAATAACCCAATTTTTTACGTTTTCTATTAAAAGTTCTCGTTCACCTTTATTTGAATAGACTGTTAAACTTTGATTCTTGTTAGTAATATTATCCATTTCTAATATTACTAAATGTGCTTTTAATTGGTTTATACCTCGTCAATTGTTTTTCCTGATAATATATCTAATATATATTGTTCTCGTTGTCTGTTGATATAATTCACCTTTGCCTTTTGACGTATTGTTTTATTCGTTCGTTTTTCCTTTGGTGTTCGTATTCTTTTAGCGTTTTGGTTTATTTTTGACGGATAATAAAATTCATCTTCTGATTTTGGACTTTGCTCTTGTACTTCATTCGTATTAGAGAATGATACCGTTTTTGTTTTTTGTTTATCGGTTTTAGGTGATGGCGGTTTTGGTTTACTGGTGCCAATACCTCCGCCTTTTTTTGAACGAGTCTTTGTGTTCTTTTTTATCTTACGTGTTTTTGTGTTCTTTTTTATCTTACGTGTTTTTGTGTTCTTTTCCATCGTATATTATATTGATAAATTATTTATAACCAATCTATTTATTTTTTATATATTTTAGCAGCATCTTTAAGTGCGTTTTTAAACATATAAACTGGGTTCTTTTGTTTATTCTTTCTATATAAATCAGTAACAAAAGTAGTCCAAGCGGATTTACCCTTCTTTTTCATAGTTTTATGTTTTTTGTTTGATGACTTTCGTCCCTTTTTTGTTGACTTTTTAGATTTACGTCCTTTCTTACCGGAACCGACAATTGTATCGTCTTTCTCTTCATCTTCATCAGGTCTTTCCTCTTCCTCTACTTCAGGTCTTTCCTCTTCATCTACTTCTGGACTTTCCTCTTCATCTACTTCTGGACTTTCCTCTTCATCTACTTCTGGACTTTCCTCTTCGGGTTCCTCTTTCTTGGTAGGACATAGCGTATCGCATATTAAACTACCGCCTTTGTGTGTCGTTTTCTTAGAAGTGCGTTTTTTATATGAACGTTTTTTTGTCGTATGAGATGTCATTATATTATAATAACACATTTTAATCTAAGTATGACACCTTATTTGAATATCTTAACAACCGGAGCAATAAAAATGAATTTGCTAAAATGATAAAAACCAAAAAAATATTATAAACAAATATTATCCAAACATATATATTCAACTCATCGTATATTGTATTAAGTATCGGTTTGGCTATTTCTCGTAAATCGCGTTTTATATTCTCGTCTTGGAAAAATTCTATACAACTATCTCGCAAACTTTTCATACATTTCGTAATACAAACTTCAAAGAAACAATACTATTAATTTAAACGAAAAACTAATGATTAATGATTAAATTATAATAAAGAGAATTACACATACAAAGTATTATGGAACAAATTTACGATACGAATGAAAAATTGCGTGATTTTGACTTTGAGAAGCTAGTGTTGTCAAAACCAACTCTTATTTCTGGCGGTAACTACTTTATTCGGTTTAAGAAAGGTAATATTCCATTATACATACAACCACCAACGTGCAGCACCAGAAATGGGTTTATAAAGAATGGTAGAAAATATTACACTGATTTGCTTTTTACAAATGAAGATGAATATATTATTCATTGGTTTGAAAGGCTAGAAGAATACTGTATTCAATATATATATAATCATCGCGACACGTGGTTTGATGGTAACATGGAAAAGGCGGATATTGAAAATTATTTTACATCACCATTAAAGATTTATAAATCCGGGAAATTCTATTTGGTAAGAACTAACGTTCCCACTGCGTTAGAAAAACCATCTATAAAAATATACGACGAGGATGAGAATATTGTAGACTTTACAACAATCACCGAGAACACCAAATTAATGAATGTGATTGAAGTTCAAGGCATTAAGTGTTCAGCAAGAAGTTTTCAAATAGAACTTGAAATGAAACAGGCATTATTACCTAGACCTGAAGAATTTCAACTTTTTGATAAATGCGTTATACAAACAAAACCCAATACACAACATTCTACCGAAAATCAGGTTGATTTAGAGAATATTACTACTCAACTTGATAATGTGACGGTAAATACTAACGATTTTATTACAGATGACATTAGAAATGATGTTATTGATGATATTTCATCTAAGATAGAACAACCCGATATGTTATTACCCGAATCTGATAACAACACAAATAATTTAGGGAAATTCACAGAAATCGACAATTCTAATATTGATGAAAATACAGAAACAGACAATTCTAATATTGATGAAAATACAGAAACAGATGATATTGATAACACATTTAACAATAATGTAAATATAAGTAATTTTGAGGATTCAATGGAAGAAGTTGTATTTACTTTAGAAGAGTTACCAACTGACGATAAATTAACGTTAAAAGAACCAAATGAAGTGTATTATCAAATGTACCGAGATGCCAGACAAAAAGCGAAAATGGCAAAAGAATTGGCATTATCTTCTTATTTAGAGGCAAAGAATATTAAAAATACATATATGT